CAGCAAACTCTAGGGCATGTAGCTATTGTGACCACGCAAAAAGTGGGGCATGTGGCACTGGCGTATTTAGAAACAAAAGAGCAGCAGGGGCATAAAAAAACCCCCGCATTTCTGCGGGGGAATTTTTAATATTCTATTGATTAGAAGCTTGAGTCTGACTCAAAGACCAGATCATTGGCTTCAAGGCCCTCAAACTGAGTTACCAGCTTGGTTGCCATTGTGTTGTCGTAACCAGCCTCTTGTAGGCTATCGATTACATTGTGGTTTATTGCTTGTTTGATGCTGTTAAACAGCTCTGTTTTTGTTGTCATGGTTTCCATTATATCTCTCCGTATCCTCCGTTGCAACTCCTGCAACATATTTTTGTATTTTTATCTTTTATAAAGTATAATGTTTCTTAAGAGTTATATTATGCTATGAGCAAGATAGAGGTTACTACATGAAAACTGAGATTGTCAACTCGAAGACATTTTTTTCTACAAGATCTTTAAAAAAATCTCCAACTTTTTCTAAGAAAAAATTAGAAAATTTATTAGAGGTGGGGCATACTGAAAAAAAAGTTGCCAGTAAAGGTAACGCTTACAAGAATACAAAGACGGGATTCAGAACTGATATACAACTTAACGTAAGATCTAATTGGGAAGCTAACTTCGTAAGAATACTTAACGGATACAGTATTAAATTTGAATTTGAACCAACAGTATTTTCATTCCCAATTAAAAGAGGAACTAGGGGTTATACTCCAGATTTTTTTATCAATAAAACTGGAGAGTGGGTTGAGATAAAAGGATATCTGGATACAAAAAGTAAAGTTAAATTAAAAAGATTTAAAAGGTATTATCCAAAAGAATTTGAAAAACTAATATGCATCATCAGTAAGTATTCAAAAGATGCTGTTGAATTTATGGGAGAATTAGAGGTTCCAATGGTAATATACTATGAAGATATAAGAACAGAGTACAGTTCATTGATTTTAAATTGGGAAGGCAAATAATTTATGGCCGCCTATAAAGAACAGTACTACAATCTTGAAGAATCAGAAATGCAAGATCTAATTGCAAGAGCAAAAAAAGAAGATCCAAAAGCACAAGAAGAATTATTAAAAGTATTTAATAATTTTTTAACAAAATATGTGTCACTGTTATATCACGGCAGATATAATCTTGATGACTATGACATTAGAAGGTTCATAAGTCTATTCGTTAAAAATTCTTATGTTAGGTTTGCCCTAATGAAAAATAAATTAAATAGACCTAACTATAAACACGTTCAAGAAGTCATGAGCCGGCATACAATACATGACTAAAAGATATGGAGACGAGGAAGATATAAGACAGACTATTAGTGTTACCTTTTTTCAATGCATAAAAAGGTATGAAAGAAAAGATTCCGCAAAGGGGCCTATACCATTTAGTGGTTTTTTATATAGTTATTTTTTTTATCTTTTAAAAAAGAATGTAGATACTTTTTTAATAGATCAATTAGGAAGAAAAACATTTCCGTTAATAACCAGTGACTCATACGATGATGAAGACGAAAATCCACAACCTGGATTTAGACCAGAACCGGTTGAATATACATTAGAGCAATTTATTGCTACTGATGAATTAAATGAGATGTGGGTTCTTGGAGAAAAAACTATTCCACCTTTCGATCAACTTACCGTTCAGGAGAGACAGCTGATAAAATGGAGGTTTGTAGATGGAAAAAAATCAAGTGAAATTTCTGAAAAAATAAATGAACATCCAAACACTGTAAGAGAACATTTATCTAAAGTTAAATTAAAGTTAAGAGACATTATTATACAACACGACATGCAAGAAATTATAAAAGACTTAAATATAAAAAAGGACATTTGATGAACCTTCAAAGCATAGAACAATTACAACATCTTCTTTCTGATTTTTTAAATCCCCAAATTCAAGAGGTTATAAATTCCTATGTAGACAACAGTAAAAATAATCCTTATTTTATAGAGATACCAGAAGAAGATGTTATTGATCTTGGCCTAGATAAACTGGCGTCGCTTGTTGCAAGAACCTCAAATGTTTATGGAAGATCAGCAAGATTTGCTGGCATGGCGAGAGCAAACTTTAAGTTAATAGAAGGAAAATATAAAAAAGTTTATAAATCTTCTAGAGTCGGAAAGAATGAAGCGGAGCGAGAAGCGGCTGCAATGGAGGCTGCAGAAGCAGAGTACTCTGCGCTTATCACGTGTGAAGCTATTGTAAATTTAGCTGAGTCTTTAGAAAGCTCTGCCAGAATAGCTTCTGAATCAGCTAGAAAACTTATGGACAAAGTACAATCAATGCAGATAGCATCGAGTAGGGAATCCAAAGGTTATTACCTAGACGAAGACTTTAAGACATACTAAAGGATAATTTATGTTTATTGGACACTATAAAAATGTAAATAAAGTAGATGAGTTTTATTCAGAAAAAAAAGATGGATTAGATTTTCCAACTCAAGTAGAATATAAGGGCAGTAGATATTTACTTACAACTACTTATATGGCCAACTCTAAAAGTCAAGAAGATAATATAAAAAAAAGAGCACAAGAACTAAATATTTTAGTAGATGTAAAAATAGACTAATGAATGTAGAAGTTTTTTGCGATGGGGCTTCTAGGGGCCAAGGACAAAAGAAAAGAGGAGAAGCGGCTTGCGCAACGGTAGTTTACAAAAATAGAAAAAAAGTTGCGCAGTTTGCGAGAGGCCTTGGAGCTAGAACCAATAATGAGGCTGAGTATGAAGCTATAATAGCCGCTCTTTTGATATGTGCTTTGTCTGATTTCATTGATCCAATTATTTATACTGATTCAGCTGTAGTTGCCAATCAAGTAAATGGAGTGTGGAAATGTAAGAGTCCAGCCCTGTTCCCTTTGCTGATGACAATTGAGGAAATAAAATCAGAATATAGATTTAGACTTATACAAGTTCCAAGAAATTTAGTTTGGGAGCCAGATTATTTAGCAAATACTTTTCTAGATCAACTAGAAAAGAAACAAAAAGAAATGTGATATACTCTATACCTATGAAAAATTTTAGAAATAATCAACCGATTATAATAGGCTTAGCTGGTAAAGCAGGTAGCGGTAAAACGTCTGTGGCTGAGGCTATTGTACCTAAGGGTTCACTGGAGGCAGTGAAATTTGGTTATAGATGGGATCATTTATTTTTTGCTCTACCATTGTACGAAATGGCTTCTATTAAAAAAAATATAATGGGTATAAATGAAAAGTCTAGAAAACTATTTGCTTTACATTCAGTTCTCTATGAACTATATGGTGGCTCAGCGATTGGTAATATGCCAGACTATGAAAAATTTGTAGAAATTGTTTATGAAATTGAAAATCTATCAATAGAACCTGAAGGCATAAAGCCTAGAACATTTCTGCAGAAAGCCGGCGATGTATGCAGAGAGAATTACGCAGATTGTTTTGCGCACTGGGCTGTTATTAAAAGTTATAAATTATATACTCAATTCTGCAATGAGAGCGAAGATGCAGATAATGCAAAAATGGCAATAATTATATCTGATGTTAGATATGCAAATGAGGCGGCAGCAATAAAGAAACAACCCAATGGATTAATAATATGTTTTGATGCTTCTGAAGAAACCTTAAACAACAGACTCCTCAAAAGAGATGGACTTGTCCCAACAAAAATACAATCAGAACATCCTTCAGAAAACGGAATAGATGAAATTAAAAAAATGGCAGATATCATTATAAGCACAGATAATATGTCACTCGAAGATCAAACTCTAAATACATTAATAGCACTAGGAATGAAAGCGGAAACAAATGCCTAAGATAAGTAAAAATGCCTTTGAACAATCAACAGATTCTCCATTGGATTCAATGATTAATGCCAATCCAGGCATAAGTATTTCAACATCTCCAGTTTTAGTTTGCGGTGTAAACAGAAAAATAAACATTGGAAATTTTGAAAACATAGATGTCTATGCAGGTATAAGTCTTCCGTTGGGCGATGTTTCCCTTGAGGATAAGGAAGCTCTCCAGGCAGCAATAGAAGGTGCGGCAGCTTATGGGTTTTCAATAGTCTCAAAAGAGACTGGAGATAGATATGTTTTAATTAAGGAGTCCCAACAGGGCAAATAGCTAAAACATATATTTGCGAGTTACTATTATTAATAATATAATATTACTATTAATCATCCAAAAATAAAAATAAACAGAGGTTAAAAATGTTTAAGAAATTAGCCAGTAAAATAAAGTCAATTGCATTCAACGCTCAAAAGCTAGATCCAAACAGCTCTATTGCTAAGGCTCAAGCTAAGATCATTGATGAACTTGCAGATCAGGCACAGGCGGTTGCAGACATCGCAGTTGAAGCAGCAGAGAAAATTGCTTCAGATGCAAAGAAAGAAGTTGCTAAAGCCGTAAAGGAAGCATCTTCCCCTAAGGCTAAGAAGGTTGGACCTCGTCCAGAAGACGCTGCTAGAGCTGCCAGCTCAACGGCAAAAAAGGGTCGTCCTAAAAAGTCAACTAAATAACCTAATGTCTTTAGCTAAGTTTAGGTTGGTCTCCAAAGGAAACGCAGCTCCTAAAAAAATAGGACAAACACCAACCCCAAAGACCAAACCTAAACCTAAGGATTAAACATAATGGTTTTTAAAAAAAATGTTTACATTAGTGGCCCAAGAATGGGAACTAATAATTCAATGTATGGTATTGAGCTAAAGAAATCTTTAAAGCCAAAGAAGAATTCTAAAAAACCTAAGAAAAAATAATGCCACCAGCGTCACCAGATAATATAATTGTTCATGATAGTCTTTTTTCTGGCGAAGATTTAAACAAAATGTTATCTTTTTGTAAAAGTCAAACTACTTGGTCAAATAGTATTTTTTATTCAAGTGGAAAATTACAAACTTATCCAGATGAAAAAACAAATTTTCATAACGCCACTCCAGAAGTATTTAATTTATTTGTAAATATATTAAATATTATTAAGGATAAGATAGAGTGGTCATATGGAACTAGGGTAGTGCCTAAAAAAAACGAAGCTATAAGGAGGTGGTCTCCTGGCGAATTTCAGGACGTGCATGCTGATAGTGAGCTAGCAACCGGAGAATTTATTAGCCTTCAATATATTACAGATGAAGATCAAAATATTGATGAATCAGAGCACTCACTCCCTAATGATTTTGTTGATTTTTCTTCGGTATTTTATATAAATGATGACTATAAAGGTGGGGAATTATTCTTTCCTGAATATGATGTAAAAATTAAAGCAAAGTCTGGTAGCTTTATTACCTGGCCGAGTAACGCAAAATATTTACATGGAGTTGATAAAGTTATAGATGGGTATAGGTATACTATACCAAGCATGTGGTACAGCGAAAAAGCAGTTCTCCTTAATTCGATAAAGAGTTTTAAGTGTGCTAGAAGTATTTCTGAAGAAAATTATAACAATAAATTTGTAAAAACTTCAGTACTATAATACAATATTAATTGTTAGAAAGTAAAATATTATGGCAAAAACACCGGCATGGACACGCAAAGAGGGCAAAAATCCTAAGGGTGGCTTGAATCAAAAGGGTGTTGCATCTTATCGTGCGGCAAACCCTGGGTCCAAGCTAAAGATGGCGGTTACAACAAAGCCAAGTAAACTTAAGCCAGGATCAAAGGCGGCAAAACGTCGCAAATCATTTTGTGCTAGAATGGGTGGAGTAAAAGGACCAATGAAAGATTCTAAGGGCAGGCCTACACGCAAAGCATTGGCTCTTAAAAAATGGAATTGTTAATTAAAGGATTACTATGTCAAAATACGTTACAACTACAAATGATGTTACAACTACAGATAATAAAGATGAACAAAAAGAAAAAAATGTAAAAAAGAAATCTACTACAAAAAGTAAATCTAAAAAGAAAGAAGAACAATAATATGAAATATGGCAAAATGGAAAAAAAGACATCGGCAAAAAAATCTCCAGCAAAAAAATCTGGTTCAAAAATGTCTGGCATGACCCCAGCTCAGAAAAAACTGCCGCCATTTATACAGGCAGCAATTGCTAAAAAGAAAAAAAAGAAGTAAATAATTTAATAATAATATTTATTAAAAACAAAAACATTTAATAATAGGAGATACAAGTGGCCAAAGTTGCATGGGATTATATTGTTCCAATCGTTATGCCGAAAGACCTGAAGGGTATTGAGCCTGGAAAACTGCCCGAAACATTGCTTAGGGCAATCCCAGGCGGAGGAAAACTTCATTGGCGTGCTGCAGACGCTTGGAACGCGATGGTTGCTAAGGCCAAAGCTGAAGGGATCGAACTTAAACCCACGAGTTCTGGCGATTTATATCGCACATACGAGAGCCAACTGGCCGGCTTTAAACAGCGTTACGTATTGGAACAAATTCAAGGAACAAGCACTAAGACGTTTGAAGGAAAAACCTGGTACTTGAAAAAGGGTATGGCCATGCTAGCGACACCGGGTAAGTCGAATCATAATCTGGGCTTGGCCGTAGATGTTTCTAATGCATCAGAACCAAAGAGATTGAATTGGCTTATCGCAAACGTTAAAGATTTCGGATTTTCTTGGGAAGTGGTTCCATCCGAACCTTGGCATTTGCGACTAGTAACTGGCGACAAGCCAACACCAGCAGTAATGGCATTTATTGGTGGTGCTGCTCCAGTGGTAAACCTGAACACAACACCTCCTATCCATGACCATAAAGACCTACAAGAGGCTCTGAAGGCCAAGGGATTCTATAAGGGTGAAATCAACGGCATAAAAGATGCTGCGACAGACGCGGCGGTGAAGGCATTCAAGGTTGCAAACAAACTTCCTGCAGATTCTGTTGTCGGTCCTAAAGTAAAAGAATTACTCGGTCTCTAATGGAAATTGTATGGGCTTCCGCTGTTACTGGCGCGTTTGGCGTTCTAATGCTTCTCATAGAGAAGGGTCGTCGTGAGAATATTCGTGACCACGGATTTGTCAAAGATCGTTTAGATTCCATAAAAGAAGACATTGCAGATATAGACAGTGATATATCGCATATAGAAGCTAAGCTAGACACACATCTAAGTGATCATATTACTAGCCAGTTTAATTTACAAAATCTAAAATTTAAAACCGGAGAAAGAGTTAAGGCACCGGGAGATAATAATGGCAGCAAAAAAAGATAAGAAATGGATACAGGGTGCGATCAAAAGACCTGGAGCTTTTACCGCAAAAGCTAAAAAAGCTGGCAAATCTGTAGCGGGCTTTGCAGCCGCAGTTTCTAAAAATCCAGGCAAGTACAGCCCACTCACTCGCAAGCAAGCCTCGCTTGCTAAAACACTAAGAAAGATTAGCAAAAAAAAATAATGATAAAAGATAAATTAAATTTATTTTATTTTATTCATAAAGATAAAATTGTACACTGTACTTATTTTGCGTTACACGCAGTCCAAATATATCTCATATTAAAGATATCGTAATGGCTGCAAAAAAAGTAGCCGTTTGGGACAGCCCGAGTCCAAGAAAGAAGTCAAAGAAGCTTTCGTCTAAGGCCAAGGCTTCAGCTAAAGCTTCTGCAAAAGCTGCTGGTCGCCCCTATCCAAACTTGATAGACAATATGAGAGCAGCAAAGAAAAAGAAGTAATTTGTGCTATAATTGAAAAATGGACAACGCAAATCCTTTTGATGGCTTTATGCCGACTATAAATAATATAGTTATATCAAAGCCAACTGCATCAATTACATCGAATGGTGACTTACTTGATGTTCATTGCGTTACAATTAAAACACTTGAAAAAGAATATGTATTTTCTATTTCTCCAAATGATTTAAGTAAATTATATTTTTTAATATTGAAAGTTTTGTCTGATCGTTAATGGGTATAATACTATTTAAAAATGTTAAGATTGGTCACGTACCTAAGACGCCTGCAACTCCTTATCCATCTTCTCCTCAAAGAAGCGCTTCCAAAGAAGCTGTTGGGACACTGCTTGATTACGCATGGATGTTTGGTCATCCAATTTCTTACGCCCAGGAACAGGGTGGACAAATGATGCAGAACATAGTACCGGTCCACAAAACTGAAAGCCAACAGATATCTACCTCATCTAAGGTGGAGCTTGCTCTTCATACTGAAACAGCTTTTCATCCATACAAACCAGATTACGTTATGTTATTGTGTCTAAGAGGTGATGAGAATGCTGTGACCACATATGCTAATGTAGATGATATTGTTAAAAAATTGGATCTATGGGTAATAGCAACTCTTCAGAAGAAGTGGTTCACAACAAACATAGATATATCCTTTAGAACAAAAGGTCAGAAGGATAAAAATATTCCTATTTCAGTTCTTGAAAAAACTGAAGATGGATACAATTTTATTTATGATTATACTTTCGTTAAGGCAAACGATGAACTTGGAAGAGCAGCATTAGAAAAGCTCCATGAAGCTGTTGAAGAATGTATTCAGGAAATAGTTTTAGAGACTGGCGACTTATTAGTTATAGATAATAATAAAACAATTCATGGTCGCAAACCATTTCAAGCTAGATATGATGGCACTGATAGATGGGTACAAAGAATCTTAGTAAGAAAAGAACTTCCACCCAGTGACCAGATCACTGGCCACATTATAAATACGGAACTTTAAATATGCTGCAAAGAAACTTATACTCCTTTTGGGTCGGCACTAATAATTTAGTGATGAATGAAAATAGAATTAACGGTATAGAAAGTTTAAAAAATAATTCTAAGGTTAATTATATTTTAGTTACCAATGAAAATCTACAAGACTTTATATTTGATGAACACCCCCTTCATCCCGGGTATCAATATCTTTCGGACGTACATAAGGCAGACTATCTCAGAACATATTTCATGCATCATCATG